TTACCGGGTCAAATTTATTATACACCTGATATCTGCGGAATGCAACATAATATTCATTGTGGCGGAGATTTTTTCTGTGGTGCGGCTCGGGAAGACCAATTCCAGCGGGTATCCAGCGTCAACGAGCTGCTGCCTTTGAGCCTTCAGCTCGGTGGCAACCAGGCTCGAAACAACGATGCTTCTGATTGCGTTTTCATTTTTGCCGGCCGTGGTTTCTCCATAAATATTGACTGAGCGACGAACGTGGATGACCCCATCCCGGATGTCATCCCATCGCAATCCGATAAGCTCACCGGGCCTCAAACCGGTCAGCACCTGAACTCTGTAAGCGTGGATTAGCCAGTCCGGTATTTCCTTGTTTCGCCACAGAGTTGTGCTGATTTCAAAGAGCTTTTTGACATCTTCTGGCGACAAAATTTCTTTATTTGACCGCTTTGCGCTGGCCGGGATTACGAGGTCTTCCGGGCGGAGGTCTGTATATTTGCTGCGCCTGGCATACTTAATCATGGCGGTCAGACAGCTTCGCAAATTACCCAACGTCTTCTTGGACAGGCCGTCTTTGTAGCCCCTGTTGATGACCGCCTGGAGGTCGTTCTCGGTGAGCTTTGCCACCTTTTTGCGGCCAATTATGGGCAGAATATGTAAGCGGCAGAGTTGCTCCTGCTGGTTATAATGCGACGTTGAGCAAGCCGCCTCTACACTCTCTAGGTATTGTTTGGCCAATGCCTCCATCCTGATATTTTCACCCACAGCCTGCCCGGACAGCCACGCATCCGCCTTTTTCTCTACCTCGACCCGCCCACGGGGGCCAGGGCGGGAGGAGGTAAACGTCCGCCGCTCCCCATCCGCCTGAACGTTAATTTGCCAGCGCTGGCGGCTCTCTACCCATGCCGCCTGTGCCCTTCTTTCACTTTTCATTTTGCATCCACCTACCTTATATATAATAATGTATACTCGTAACGTTGTAAGTACACGGACAAATCTCACTTGTAGCGCAGGGAATGTCAAAGCCCCGGGCCGTTAACCCGAGGCTTTAAAAAAGATATTTTATTTTTGGATGAAATATTAAGCTCTAACATGACTATTTAACCTCCAAAACTTACAACGTTGTAAGTCTACCGCTTATTTTTTGGCCGCTTTTCAAAAGAAAGCGACCTTTTCTTTTTGCTGTCGGACACGGAATTCTATAACATTATTTTTGGCATTTGTCAAGCTCTGATTTTTAACATTGACGGAATCCTTAGAAATCAAAGGTTTCTGGGCCAAATCGGCGGAAAAATCGGACAATCCACAGGGAGTATGTCCGCGCGGAGAGCTATTCTTCATTTTTTTTGGGTTTCCGGGGTGGGGTTTTTCTATTGAAGTCGTCCCACACTGGGAATATCCTTTTGAGCATTTCCTTCTCCACGCCACCAACCGCAATAGCCCGCGCAACCTTTGCCAGAAGAACTATATCGCGCCTAGAGCTACACTCGATGACAGAGTTTACAGACTGCATCATTAGTTCCACTTGCTCCGATGTTACAGGGTGAGTGTGGGATACTGTTACGACATATGCGCTGTTTTGGTCCATATCTGTGCAATATGTGGTGCATCCGGTTCCTCCGGCACGTATATCGTTTTCTGCGACTTCCGCCAAGTGCCACAGGGCCCCATATATATCATGGTGCGTATGTTGCCCTGGATATCCATCCCGCTGTGTATCCGGGATGTCCCCAGAAAGCCAGCTGGGGTCAACATCAAGTGCGGCGGCCAGAACAGCCATCTTGTCATCGCGTGGAATCGACAGCCCGCGGCAATACCGCGAGATGTTGCTCCGAGTTATATTGACGCCGGTTGCCTCCGCTATGGGCTCGCAGAGGTGTAGCAGCTCAGCCTGTGTAACGCCCCTATCAACCATGGTGTCCTGTAGGCGGGGCCAAAAGTATTGTTTCATGATTCGGTCTCCTTCTACGTGTATATTATACCATATTCTAGCAAGAAATGCAACTGTTGCTTACATCTTAATATATAGCGTTCGTTTGTATCAAATCTAGTGAAATAATATTGCTTTTATAGTCGACACACCATCCTATTCCAGCTTCTTAATTCATTCCATTTTTGTACCAGTTGCGTATCAGTTTTGCCCAACTTTGTAAGTTTTTATTCCATCTTTGTCGTGTGGGGTTGACACGGACGCGGAATCGGTGTATCATGCATATTGTCAACGAGATACAGCGTTGCAAATAAAATGACACAACCCACGCAACCCGCTGCCCCATCGAGGGGCCCCAAACGGCACGGACGCCCCCCGGGCGAGACCGTGCGGCCGAAACCAGCAGCCCGATGCGGCGAAGGCCACCACCCACCCCGACAGCTTCGCGGGGCGGCGGCATGAAGAAGCCCTCGGAGGGTTGCAGCCCTCCGAGGACAGAAGCACCACCCTAGCACAGCAAGATACCCCACGTACCTACTCGCAACTGACGATGCCTGACACCTATTATACCGTATACAGGACAGGCTCGTCAACAGCCCACCGGTCAGGTTGGGCCGGTGGGGGAAAGGACCTGTACCTTGACAAATGAATAAAGCAAGCAAGACCAACAGTAGTGGTCGGCTCCGCCATCGTAAGCTTCGCGCCGCACTCTTGAGCGCTGGGTGGGAACACGCGGAACTGGCCGATGCCCTGGGGATTAGCCCCACCTCGGTGAGCAACAGGATGCGGGGCAAGTACTCGTGGACGATTGACGAGGCCTGGGAGGTCATGGGCCTGCTGGGCATCAGCGACCCGGCCCAGCTGGGGGTGCTCTTCTCGCCCCAGGGGGAGGATGCCGATGGCTGAGGCCGCCACCGCCGCCGCAAAGGAGACCAAGGCCCCGTTTGACCACCGCATCTATTGCGTGTGGCACAACATGCAGGCCAGATGCTACGACCCGACCGACCAGCACTATATCGACTACGGGGCGCGAGGCATCAGCGTCTGCGATGATTGGAGTACCTATGACGCATTTTGGGCCTGGGCAATGGCCAGCGGTTACGCCAGGGGTCTGAGTATCGACCGCATCAACAACGATGGCGATTACACCCCGGACAACTGCCGGTGGGCCACCCCTCGCGAACAAGCCAACAACCGCCGCAGCAACCGCCGTATTACCGTCGCGGGCGTCTCCCTGACCCATGCACAATGGGCACGTGTCCTTGGCATCTCACGGCAGGCAATCCGCGCAGCCATCCAACGAGGTGTGCCCGCCGAGTGGTACATCATCGCCCACATTGAGGCCGGCCACGGCGAGAAGGTAGCCTGCCGCCATATGGTCGGCCTCACCACCACCACCAACAGTTCAGACGCCGCCACGATGGCGGTGCCCAATGAAGGAGGATAACATGACCACTACTAATATTTTGGGACACAACCCCTACGGGGGCATGCCCATGCAGGCTGACCTCGATGCCCGGTGCCCCGTGTGCCACAGGCTGTGCGACACGCTGATGTATGACCAGACCGGAGACATCGTCGGGTGCGATGCCTGTACCCGCGACGTCGACATCGTCGACTACGCCGCCAATGTGGGAGACGACCCGGAGAGCGCCCGCTGCCCCATCTGCGGCTCCTTGTGCGATACCATCACTCTCAATGGCGATGGCGAAGCGCTCGGATGCGATTGCTGTATGTCTGAGCGGGACGCCTACGATTACGCAGTCGAGCAGCACAACGCCTACCTGGAGTGGCTCCGGGAGAGCGCCATGGGAGGTGACTACTATGAGTAACACCAACACCATCGAGCGCATCCCGACTGCCGGGATGTCGAGGGAGGCCTGGCTGGCCGAGCGCAAGCTGGCACTGGGCGGCAGCGACATGGGTGCCATCCTCGGTCTCAACGCCTACCGCTCCGCTGTCAATGTCTGGGCCGACAAGCTCGGGCTCATCGAGGGGACCGAGGATAATGAGGCGATGCGTATCGGAAGGGACCTTGAAGGGTACGTTGCTCAGCGCTTCGCAGAGGTCTCTGGCAAGAAGGTGCAGGCTTACAACTACCTCTTGCGCGATAACGAGCACCACCTGAGTGCCAACATCGACCGCCGTGTTCTCGGCGAGCAGAGCGGCCTGGAGTGTAAAACGGCATCGGCGCTCAGCGAAGGTCGGTACAAGGGAGGCTGCTATCCCGAGAGCTATTATGCCCAATGCGTCAGTTACCTGGCCGTGACCGGATGGACTAGATGGTATCTGTGCGCGGTGGTGCTCGGAAGGGGAGTATACATCTATATGATGACCACCGACCCCAACGATACCTGCCCCGAGTGGTGCGAGTCCATGGTATATGTCTCGCCCGACGAGCTTCAGGCGGTACGGGATGCCGCGAAGGACTGGTGGGAAGCCTACATCATCCCCCGCCAGATGCCCCCGACCGATGGCTCTGCCAGCACCACCGCAACCCTTGGAAACCTGTACCAGGCCGCCGATGACCCTGACAAGGCAGACCTCTCAAACATGGTGCCAGACGTGGCGGCCTACCTGGCCCTCAAGGCGCGGGCCAAGGAGCTGGACACCCAAGCCGACGCTATCAAGCAGGCGCTGATGGCCACCATGGGCAATCGGAGCAAGGCCATCTGCCCCGGGTACTCCATCAGCTGGGCCAGCCAGACCCGCACCACCCTCGACCGCAAGGCGCTGGAGCGGGAGCACCCCGAAATCGATATGACCAAGTACCTCAAGACCTCGACCAGCCGCACCTTCCGGTGCTCACAGAAGGAGGATAAATAATGAGCAACAATATGACCAACACCATCCAGCGGGCGGCCTCTAAGTCCCCCGCAACCCGGCCCGGGGCCCCCATCGCGGGGGCCGGGCAGAACCCCAGCAGCATCCTGTCCAGCATTATGGATAGCACCGGCTACCGCAAGCGTTTTGACGAGATTTTGGGCAAGCGTTCCGCTCAATTTGTCAGCTCTATCATTTCTCTGGTCAACGCTACTCCGGAACTGCAGAAGGCCGCCGTGGAGGCCCCACAGACCATCATTATGGCCGGCCTGAAGGCGGCGATGATGGATTTGCCTGTTGAAAACAGCCTGGGCTATGCCTATATCGTTCCATTTCGCAATAGCGTCAAGGACGCTCAGGGTAACATTACCAAGCGCAACGAGGCCGCATTTATCTTGGGTTGGCGCGGCATGGTTCAGCTTGCGCTCAGGACTGGGGCGTACAAGGTCATCAACGTCTCGGACGTCCGCGAGGGTGAGCTGAAGTCGTATAACCGCCTTACAGAAGAAACTGTTATTGACTGGGTCGAGGACGAAGCAGAGCGCGACAAGCTTCCCATTGTGGGCTGGGTTGGATACTATCGGCTTGTCAATGGGTCGGAAAAGACCATCTATATGTCCCGCAAGGCTATGGAGGCCCACGAGAAGAAGAACCGCAAGGGCCAGTATATGACCAAGGGCTGGCGCGATGATTTTGACGGCATGGCCGCCAAGACTATGTACCGCAAGCTCATCGGCAAGTACGGCCTGATGTCCATCGAGTATCAGTACCGTACCGACCCCGCAATCTTGGATATGGCTCAAGACCGCCTGGACGGCGCACCTGTTCTGCCGGCCGGGGAGCTGGACGATGAGGCTTTGCTTGAGGGCGATGTCATCGATGCTACCACCGGCGAAGTAATCTCCACGGAGGGTCAGGGGGCTTAGGCCCCCTCCCCTTCAAGGAGGAGGTGACTCATATGGCTGAGCGGCGCATGATTAACCGCGACCTCGTAACCTCAGACCCTTTTCTCGACATGCCTACATCTGCAAGGTGTCTCTATTTTACCTTGGCAGTTGTGGCAGACGATGACGGCTTTGTCTCTGCGCCAAAGTCTGTAATGCGGCAGTGCGGGGTATCCCAGGACGACCTGTCCCTTTTGGTGACCAAGGGGTACATCATCCCGTTTCCCAGCGGCGTAATTGTCATCCGTCACTGGCGTCTGAACAACTACCTGCGCTCGGACCGCTATATCATTACCCGGCACCTGGAGGAGCGTGCCATGTTGGCTTTGGATGCTTCTGGAGCCTACGCAATGGCCCAGCCAGGAGACCCGCCGGTTCCGACCCCGGGGCAGAAGCAGACCCCCCCCATCCCCGGTATACCATCCGGTCTACCACCTGGTATACCAACGGTAGACCAACCCGCTCCCGACCTGGATACCCAGTATAGTATAGGTAAGGATAGTATAGATAAGAGTAGAAAAGGTAAGGGGAGTAAAGGCAAGAAGACCGAAGACCCGTTCGTGGTGTTCGCAGGAGTCAACACTGAGCTTCTGGAGGCTCTCAAGGCTTTCTCCGAAATGAGGAAGACCATGAAGAAGCCACTGACTGATAGGGCAAAGCAACTCCAGCTGACGGAGCTTCGAAAGCTCTCGACTGACCCCCCAACGCAAGTGGCCATCATCAATCAGAGCATCGCAAAATCCTGGCAGAGCTTCTACGCCCTCAAGACCGGGGGTGGCTATGGTGGGAAGCCTTCTGGCCCACACTACGATTACAGCGATACGGAGGGGAGCTTCTAATGGAGAACATGAACCTTGTTAACCTCGTCGCAAGTTCCCTTGGAGCCAAGCTCTCCTCCGCCCCGAACCCAGGCGATTACGTCTGCCCCGACACCGGCCTGCTGATGTGCGGTCGATGTGGAGAGCCCCGGCAGCTCATCGCCCGCCTTCCCCACGACCGCATTATGCCTCGGGGGTGTGCGTGTGTGAGGAAGGAGTGGGAACAGAAGGCGGCAGAGGACAAGGCGGCGGAGGAGAGGGGCCGCATCCGGGAGCTTCGCAAGGCCGGCATCCCCGACCCTGGATTGAGGGCTAAGACCTTTGACAGCTCCACCCCATCCCGGCAACTGGAACAGGCCCAGAAGTATGTCGAGGCTTGGCCCCGGATGGCCGAACACAACATCGGGATGCTCTTCTGGGGCGGCACCGGAAGCGGCAAGACCCACACGGCAGCCTGCGTTGCCAATGCCCTCATCGACAGGGGCATTCGGGCCGGTGTCACCTCTACGGCCGAGCTGATGGCCGTGGCCTACAACGACCGCCCGGCAGAGCTCCGCCGGCTTGTCAGCCTCGACCTTCTGGTGCTGGACGACCTGGGGGCGGAGCGGGACAGCGCCTACGCCATGGAGACCGTCTACGCCGTGGTCGATGGGCGACTCAAGGCGGGGAGGCCCATGGTGGTGACCACCAATCTATCCCTGAGCGACATCCGTAACCCTGGGGATATGGGCCGCGAACGTATATACCAGAGGGTTCTCGAGGCCTGCCAGCCAGTTCGTTTCGACGAGCCTTCCCACCGAGCAGGCGTTTCAGATGAGAAGCGCAAAATTTTGGCGGAAGTTTTCGGAGGTGGCGCAGAATGAACGACATCGAAGTATATAGCGGCATCTCCGCCATGGAGGCCGAACAGGCTGTATTGGGCGCCATGCTTGTGGACGCCCGGAGCGTCCCCGAGGTCATGGAGGGCGTCAAGGTGGATGATTTCCGCCCAGGCCCCAATCAGGACATCTATCGGGCTATCCACGCCATGTTTCTTGCCGGAGAGCCCATCGACCCGGTGACCGTGCTGGAGAACATGCGCCGCAGCGGGTATTATGACGAGAACCAGTCCCGGGCCTACATGCTCCAGTTGATGGATGCCACCCCGACCGCCGCCAATGTGGGGGAGTACATCAAGATTTTGCGCGACCGGTCATTGCAACGGCAGGTTGCCTCTATTATCAACGACCTTGGTGGCATGATTAAGGAGGGTCTCACTTCCGGGCGGGACCTCCTGGAGGAGTTGGAGAAGCGGGCTTCTAATATCCGGTTGGGACGGTCTCAAAGCGGGCTGGTGCCCGTTTCAGAAGTGTTGCTGGAGGCCTATGATTGCCTCGAAGAAACGGCCGTCAACGGGAAGAGCTCCTCGACCGTTTCGACCGGCCTCCCGGATTTAGATAGGCGCATCAACGGGCTCCGGGGCGGCAACCTGATTGTTCTGGCGGCCCGGCCCGGCATGGGCAAGACCTCGATGGCCTTGAACATGGCGCTCGAGGCTGGCAAGTTCAGCGGCAAAGAGGTGGCCTTCTTTAGCCTGGAAGTAGGCCGGCTGGAGCTGGCTTATAAGCTGGTTAGCGCCGAGGTCTATTTGGAGCACAGCAAGCTTGTTTCCGGACACATGACTGATGACGATTGGGCCAAGATGTCCGTGGCTGCAGAAGCCCTGAATGAAGCCCGTATTCTCATCGACGACAACTCGGCCAACACCGTGGCCTCCATCAAGGCCGAGTGCCGAAGGCGACCCAACCTTGGGCTGGTAATCATCGATTACTTACAGCTGATGCAGTCTGCCGGGGGCAAGTCGGGTAGCCGGGGGGAGAACCGCCAGCAGATTGTTGCTGACATCTCCCGGAGCCTGAAAATCATGGCGAAGGAGCTCAATGTACCGGTGGTCTGCCTGAGCCAGCTGAACCGTTCGAACGAGTCCCGCATGGACAAGCGCCCCATGCTGTCCGACCTGCGGGAGTCGGGAGCCATTGAACAGGATGCCGACGTAGTTCTCTTCCTTCATCGGGAGGGGTATTACGATAAGGAGGCAGAAGACGCCAATCTGGCTGAATGCATCGTTGCCAAGAACCGCCATGGGGCCACCGGAACTGTAGAGCTGACGTGGCTGCCAGAATATACCACATTCGCGTCGCTTGAGCGCAGGTACGACGAAGCATCATAAGCACATACACACCCGGGGCGGGTTCCGGCCCGCCCCACATGAAAATAGGAGGAACTGTAATGGCTAGAAATTTATCTATGGATTTCGATATCGAAGACGCTGAGGCCTTCCGGAGCACCACGGGATGTCCTGCCCTCGAACGGCATGGGTGCGGCAAGTGCCGGCTGTGCAAGAGCGACTATTGCTTTGGCGATAGGCTGTTGGATATCCGCATGGGCACTGAGGCCCTGGAGCGCAACTTGGAGGAGCCTGGCCTGACCGAGGAGGAGAAGGCTGCGACTGCCCGCCAGCTGTGCGACCTGGACATGAGGGCGCTCCAGCTCAAGGCGTTCGCAAAGGTCCACCCCGAGGTCTGCGAGCGCCGCCCTGGGTACACCCGGAAGCACCTTGCCAAGCTGATGGACGAGGTGTTCTAGTCCACGCCGTCGAGCCGGAAGCGGCCCGGAGAAAATGGCAAATCCGCCCACCTCCACTTCCATGGGGTGGGCGGTTATTGTAGGCCTGGCCCCGCTGTGGTATAATGTGGCCTAGGAGGTGTTCGCATGAACGAGAGGAAGGATACGGCCATCGAGGCCTTCAAGCGCCTACGGGCGGCCATCGAGAAGGCCGGACCCCACGACATGGCCCCCGAGGAAGTCGATGCTGAGCTGGAGAAGGCGAGGGTTGAGCGATACTTCAAATGCGACGATGGTGTTCAATAAGGGGGCAGGGCACAAAAAAGAGGAGGCCACGAAGGCCTCCTCATGAAGTGGTTATGCGGTATACTTGACCTCTGGCCACGGGGCGCTCCAGCTGCGCAGTACCTGCATTTGGGTAGCGTGTGCCCTGCGGTTGACACGGTCGATGACGCTGTTCATGCACTCCATCGGTTCGCCGGACTGGCAGACAGCACACCCAAGGGCGGCCCACGCCGTGAGAACCCCACGGCCCGTGAGTTGGCCACCGGCCACGGTGCGCAAGACCCCCAAATCGTGAGCACCATAGCCGCCGCCGTATTCAAAATCGTACTCGTAATAAGGAGCACCATCATGAGGCACGACGCGAGAAAGGTGCCGAATCTCGATGTAGCTGGCGCGCTCGTCGCAAAGGTCAAGACCACACTCCATAAGGTTGCGCCACGCCGCATCGATATTGTGGCCGTACCCGGTGTAGATGTGGCGATTGTAAGCAGCATCGTAGGTGTCGGGGTAGACATCAATCCGCACATAGGGGCTACGCTTGCGGGCAAGTGCTTCCGCCACCATGCGCATATCGTCAACATAACGGAGGTTTTTCATCGGGCTGTAATCGGTTGCGAGGTAGTTGGTCATCTCGTGCAGGATAATTTCTGCATGGTTCGTCATTTTGGTTCCTCTCTTTCCGGGGCTCCGGGCCCCTATCCAGTGGCTTAGAGGGTGTTGCCCCTCGCTTCATGGCTTAATGATATACTATTAAACATGATACGTCAACCGTCAAAATATATAATGTTTAACGGTATAGTTTGGTCATTTTATATATTGTTAAATGGTATAAGCTGTGGTATACTAGGACGGTAGATTGGAGGGATTACAATGGCACTCACAGAGGCCCAAAGACGCGCAAAGCAAAAGTACGAGGCCAAAGCGTATACCACTATCGGTTGCAGGATGCGGAGAGAAGAAGCGGAAGCCTTCTCGGCGGCCTGCAAGGCCAGGGGAACGACTGTCAACGCAGTTCTCAAAGCGACTGTGGACAAGTTCATGTCCGAATCAGCCGAATTTGACAAAAAGTAGGAAGCGTGCTATACTATATAAGTAATCGTTACTGTATCGCCGAAAGGCTCGTTTCTTTATCCCGCTAAGGCGGTCGTAACATTATATTGCATCCAAAGTCGCTATTCCGTAAAAGGATAGCGGCTTTTTTGCATTCAAAAAGAAAAATAAAGAGAAGGAGTAACTACTATGGATAAAAACGCTATTCTTAAAGCCATCTGCGACCCTACCCTGGTACGCAGAGCCGCTACCGCCCTCAAGGCAGACCCCGGGCCGCTGGATATGGTTCGTGTCGATACGGATGACACCCTGGGATATCTTGCCACCTGCTGCGTATACCGGGGGCGCAGGGGCGGCAAAGATACCTACGTTGCCATATCCGATTTCGGCTCCATTGATATGGGGTATGCAATGGCAACGACATCGTCGATGATGTGCAGATACCTGGCCTCCATTGGCCGTTTGGACGATGACGGCCTCCCGGTGACCTTCATTTCGGTTACAAGCAACCCTGACATCGACGATATGGGCCACGGATATTGGTCGGTACACCACCGGATTATGGCCGAGGACATTCTGGCAGATGGGTCGCGGCGGAAGCGAGAAGTCGACACCCCGGATGCCTGGTGGTCGATTGTGCTCAGGGACAAGAGCCTTGAGGAGGCCGTTCAGGCCCTGGAGGCTCGGCATGACGATTGATTACGAGGCCGTCGGCCAGCGCATCCGGGCACTCAGGGAGGAGCACAGTTGGTCGCAGGAGAAGCTCGCAGAGCGAGCCAATATCTCCTCCACATATCAGAGCCACATCGAGAGAAGCGATAAAAAGCCCAGTTTGGACGTGTTGGTACGCATCGCCTCGGCCCTAGGAACAACGGTTGATAGGCTTCTAGCGGGTTCTCAGCCCTCCGACCAGACAGCGTTTCTGGATGACATGGGGGAACTGATGGCCAAATGCCCCCTGCCTGAGCGCCGGGTCATTATGGCCGCTGCTACTGCCATACATGATGCTTTTCATGCAATGCGGAGATGATGGCCCTCCATAAAATCATTGAGGAGTCACCACTGCCCCGGGAGGAGACCGAGAAATGGGCCCGCCAGTTTTGGTGCGACCCTTGGAGCCCGCCGATGGGCGAGTAGATTTACAGGGCGTCGGTTTTCCGGCGTCCTTTTTCATGTTCTCCCGCCCCGCCGCCTGCCGCACTGGCGGTGATGCCCATTGCGGGGAACAGGCCGGCAATCATGATAAGGGCCAACAGCCCAGACAGCCATCTCCGGCCTTTTTGCTTGATAATCTGCAATTATTACTCCTCCTTTTTGCATGAAATAAGGACTTGCTGCAGTGCCCGTCAGGGGCCGCGGCAAGTCCGGTTCATCCGTCTGCGCATCATTTCACCTCCAGTTAGAACAGGGAGGCGGGGCCGCCTGTGGGCGGCCCCGCCGGTTTCAGGCATAAAGAAAGCCGGCCTGTAAGGGCCGGCTAGATGCCTATTTATAGCTTCACACAATATTATTATACCATACCGTTATTCTATTTCAAGAACAGGTTTATACCACCCAACTCCATCTTTGTATCAGCTGTGCCTAATTCAAAGTGATTAAACTAGGGGTGGTAATAGGCAACTCGACTGACGACTATCTCTATCCCAGCGGGTATCGGGAATAAATAACTCCGTCTGTAATGCTGGTTGGCCAGTCGGCGTATTTTTCTTGCTGCTCCCAAACCACAGTACCGCCACTGTTGCCATTCACCGTGAGATATTTACTGGTTATCATAGCCCCACTACTTGCACGATAATATGTCTGGATGCAGACATTATCATGCTTGGCAGCATTATTAACCAACACGTCTCCGATGCGGAGTTTGTCGATAGAAACCGCATATTTGGGCAGAGTCCCAAATATGCTGTCGCTGACCATCCTAGCAAATCCGGCACAGGCGGTGCCTGCACCCATCCCCTGCCCATCTGGACGTCCAGGATAGCGGGTGTTTAACCCCCAAGGACTTCCTTCTGGATACTCTATCTTTAGCTGGTCGAGCACAGCCTGAACCTCCGACTCTGTAATCCAACCATCCTTATTTGTGTCAGCAGGGACATCGTGAGCAGATACGTCGTACTGCCCGCCTACGGCGCCGGCGGGGCGAGGAACATCGGGCTGCACCGGGTCAACGGGGTCAACTGGGTCGACGGGGTCTACGGGCTGCCCGGGAGTGGTTCCCCCAGTCACGTCGCCAGTGACGTAACCATAGATGTTGCAGAGGACTACGCACGCCTGTGCCCGCGTCATGGGGGCGCGGGGGGCGAAATTGCCGTTGTCATTGCCGTTCAGGAGGCCGATGGTATAGCAGGTGGTCACGGCAACATAGTTATCCACATCGGCGATATCGGCGATTCTCTTGGCCGCCGCAGAGTATTCCTCATAACTTGGCAGCTTGATGCCCTTATCTACCAGGGCGTTGTACATCATCTGGGCCATCTGCTCGCGCTCAATGGGCGTGTTGGCCACGGCGTTCCAATTGTCACGAATCGCCATGTCGGTGATGGGAAACAGCCCATGTTTTGCGGCAACCTCGCAGGCTGCCGTCCACCACTGTGCCCCAGCGGGCTGGGAATCAATATCGTCGGGGTAAAGGGCCCGGTCTAGCATCAGTGCGAACTGGGCAAAGGTCACAGACCCCTCGGGGTCGAACCTGCCGTCCCCGACGCCGCTGACCCAGCCCTGCTGGGCGGCCTTGGTCACCCAGGTGTAGTACCAAGTATCTTCGGGGACGTCGATGAAGGTGGGCGCAGCGGCCAGAGCCGTTACAGACAGGCCGGCCATCATGGTCAGAGCCAGGGCGATGGACAAAATACGTTTCTTCATAGTAATCCTCCTCGATTAGATTAAAACAGCTCCCACTCTTACTCCGAGCGGGATTATGGTTACAGCGTCTCCATACTGGACGCAGATGCACCCTATGGGCACCTCTGTTACACCCGGGACCTCCGAGAGCGCCCCATACACGATATCAGCTGCTGGATGGCCCTCCGGCGGCAGGTGGCAGACCACCCCATCTGGGAGGAGCAAGTCGCCTCCTGTGGCAACCACGGTGGCCACTACCCGCTTCCCGCCACAGCGAACCACGGCCTCCTCCCCAACATAGGCTTCGAGCCATGGGATAGCGATATGCAGCTTCCCGTCTACAACGGTGGGCCGAACCAGGGAGCAGATGAGATACCCCGCCGAAACAGCGCTAATCATCCACCCCACGGTTTGGATATCCATTCGCACCCCCTCCTCAGTTTCTGTTTGTATTATACCACACTTTGCCAGATTTTGCAACAGAAATCGCCAAAATCCTCTATAGAAATATTGCGTTTCTTTTGACATATCTGTTGCAATTATTGGGGCGATATGCTACAATATAAATAAGAGGTAAAAGTGTTTTGGCCTTTTTATTGCGAAGGAGGATTGCCTTATGGCTAAAATAAGCCTACTCGGGAAAGAAATACTGGCAGAAACGAACGAAGTGGACGATAATCATGCGACGCACAAGGGTGGAAAGTGCAGTATTTCTCGCCTGTCAGACGCAACGTGTATCCCTGACAACCTGCTGCGGGCGTACATCAGCGGCGGCAAGCGCCCAGGCCTGTTGCAGGTCATGCGCATTATCGCTGTTCTGGGCCCCACCAGGGAGCGGGCAGAGCACATCATCCACACGGCCGGCTATGACATCAGCACCGATGGCCAGCCGGAAAACGCAGACTACCGGGCTATCGTAGACCTTGGGGCCGGGCATACCGACACCAAGAACGAAATCCTTATGCGCCACGGCCAGTACATCGGGCGGGCCTTTGTGCGGTACTAAGGGGCGGGTTTCCCGCTCCTTTTCCCTTCTCTCCCTATGGGAGATATTTTTTTACCCTTTTGGCCTCCCTGCGAGCCTACAAACACAGCGGTTTTGCCTGTATGTTGTGGCCTAACAATCCATACCCACAAGATAGCGGACGGGTGGGCTTGTCTGAGGTACTATATATACAGGGTTGCGGTGCAATCCTCCTTCGAAAGCCGGCAAGGCCGCTGCGCTATGGGTAAAGGCACGGCCCACAGCGCAGCGGCAACCCGGGTACGTAACATTGACAGTAAGCGACAGATACACGGATACCGCCTTCCGCCTGGATACCCTCCGGGCGGTTGTGCGTAGAGGAGATTTTTATGGTGGAGCGCCTGGACAATTTTGAGAAGGCGATATTCGCAGGCGAGGGACAGTACGATATCCCGCTCCTCCTCCCCGAGACGGCGGACGGCCTCCCCACTGAGTGGATACCGTTCAACTATGCGGCCAGTTCAACCGCTCGCAGAGACAAGGGCGTCCACTTTTTCCTGGACGATTACCAGTTCTTCAGGTGCTGGCGAGACCCTGAACGCTATACCAAGCTGCTTTCGGGGTTCGGATGCGTCCTAGCTCCGGATTTTAGCACTTACGTTGATATGCCTATGGCGGCACAGATTTACAGCCACTATCGCAAGCACTGGTTAGGCGCCTATTGGCAGATGCATGGTATCAGAGTAATACCCACAATCAGCTGGAGCACGCCTGAAAGTTATGAGTGGTGCTTCACTGGGGAGCCGGTGGGCGGCGTTGTGGCCGTCTCCAGTGTGGGATGCCTCCGCGATAAAGAGGCCACCCGGCGGTTTCTCCAAGGCTATGACGAGATGGCGCGCCGCCTCGACCCGTCGTGGGTCATCTTCTACGGCAAGGTGCCGCAGGAAATCGATTGGAACATCATCCGCATCCAGCCCCATCAAGACCAGATGGCAGAGAGGAGAAAACGCAAATGGGCGGCAGAGGAAGCAGCAGCGGGCTCAGCAAAATAGCCCCGCAATATAGACACCGCAGCGCAGAATGGCTGGACGGAGAGTACAGCCGCCTGAGCAAGGAGTACCAGAGCGCCCAAACCAGGGCCGGCGCTCTTAAAAACATCGTAGCCAAAGGCGGAGCGAGCGCCGGTACGAAGACCAAGCTCAGGGCCGCCAAAAAGGCTGTGGCCAAGTACGGTGCAGAGATGGATGCCGCCTATGCGGCCTATCAATACAAGCTCAAACACCCGGGGAGTGTAACCCCGTTCTGACGTAGTAGGAGGTGGCTCCGGTGCCCAGAAAGACCACAAAAGCACCCGATACCGGTGCCATACTTGATTCGACATGCGCTACAAGTGAGTCTGCCGTGGTTTCGAAACCCGCTACAAGTGAGGCCCCCGCTCCCAAAAAGCGTAAGCCAAAGCCAGGGACCGAAAACGTTGTCCCTTATAAGTTCAAAAAAGGCGACCCCAGGGCGGTTGCCGCCGGAAAAAAAGGCGGTGCCGCCACCGCTGAAAAGCTCCGCCGGCGCAAGGCTCTCAAAGAAGACCTGGACGACCTCCTCAGCAGGCCCGTTACCGACAAACGGCAGCTCAAGCGCCTGTTGGACATCGGCTACCAGCCGGACGACGTGGGCCAGCAGATGGCCATGCTCCAGGGCTTGCTGCTGGCTGCCATCAAGGGGGACGCCAAAGCGGCTAAAGTTTTAATCGATATCCTCGGCGAGGATAACAAGCCTGCTGCTGAGGGGGTGCAAATCATCGATGACATCTAAACGGATATCAGAGATTATCTCCCCCGCCTTTGTGGACAGCCACCGGGCCATCAAGTCCGGCGCTATCAATGAGCTGGTCGAGAAGGGCGGCCGTGGCTCCACCAAGAGCTCTTTCGTTTCCGTGGAGCTCATCCTCCTCTTACTGAAGCACCCAGACTGCCATGCGGCAGTGCTCCGCAAGGTTGGTAATACCCTTCGCAACTCAGTATATGCGCAGGTCACCTGGGCCATCGCAGAGCTTGGGCTCTCCCACCTTTTCAGGTGTACCCTCAACCCCATGGAGTGCGTCTATCAACCCACCGGTCAGAAAATCATGTTTTTTGGTCTCGACGACCCTGGCAAACTCAAATCCATCAAAGTCCCCTTTGGATACATCGGCATCGGCTGGTTCGAGGAGCTGGACCAATACGACGGCCCGGAGCAAATCCGCAACGTGGAGCAATCCATCTTCCGGGGTGGGCCATATAGTTTCTGTTTCAAGAGCTTCAACCCACCTGCCATGTCCAGGAACTGGGCAAATCAGTACGCCCTGGAGAGCAAGCCCGGGAAGCTGATACACCATTCGACCTACCTCACCACTCCGCCTGAGTGGCTGGGGGAGCGGTTCCTGGCCGATGCAGACCACCTGAAGCATACCAATGAGACCGCCTACCGGCACGAATACCTGGGAGAGGTAGTGGGGAGCGGGAATGCCGTCTTCGACAACCTGCGCATGGAGGCCATTAGCGACAAATCCATCAAGGCCATGGACTACCACTATTTCGGACAGGACTGGGGCTGGTATCCAGACCCAAATCAATTTGTTGGATGTTCCTACGATAGCAACCGCAAGATATTGTATATCTATGAGGAGTATCGAGGTAACCGCCAGAGCAACGCAGAGTGGGCGGAGAAAATCAAGCACCACATGGACGACCTCATCATGGCAGACCCAGGCTCCGGCGGCGACCGGAACGTGGCTGACTTCAAAGCCTTTGGCTTCCGCATGAGAGAGGCCAAAAAGGGCCCCGGCAGCGTGGCCTATGGTATCCGGTGGCTGCAATCCCTGAGTGCCATCGTTATCGACCCGGAGCGTTGCCCAGCTACCGCCAAAGAGTTTTCCGAGTACGAGTACGAGCGGGACCCCAAAACTGGTGAGGTACTGGAGGGCTATCCGGACGCTGCCAACCACAGCATCGACGCTGTGAGGTACGCCATGGAGCCCATCTGGAAGAGGAGGGGAAGGTAATGCGACGTATCCGCAACTGGATATTGCAGATGTTCCTCCCCGCCTGGGCGAAGGACTCCATATACAAGGAAAATGCCCAGCTCCGGGCCAAAATCGCCTCCCTGGAGGCCGAAAAGCGGGAGCTGGAAGCCTATATCGACGGCGTGGGCGACGCCCTGCGTGTCCTCCGCCGTGGAATCAACATCAGAAACGAGGTGAGCACCAATGAGCATCCTGTCAGCACTGAGGACAGCGTACGGGTATGAGGACGCCTTTGGCGCCAAGGACAGCACCACACAGGAGATGCGCGGCGCAATCGAGGAGTGGTTCCAGCTCTACTACAACCGGGAGGCCGCCAAGGATGAAGACCCTTGCCAGCGCATCGCCTATACCATTGTTAATAAGCTGACCAAAACAGCTTTTGGGGAGTACAAGGCCAGCAGCGAGGACGAGTACGCCCAGAACATCCTCGACGCCCTGGGCGCCTGCAAGCGCAAGGCAATGCAGTTGGCCCTCATAGGCGGGGAGGCTCTGATTAAGCCGTTCCCATCGACGTCCGGCAGCTTCGCATTCAGCGTCATTCCCAGGAACAATATCCTGGTCTTCGGCCGGGACGCAGAGGGCAGGCCCACCGACATCGGCACAGCAGAGCGCACCATCCAGGGCAACAGCTATTACACCCTGCTGGAGCGCCGGACGGTGGACGACAAGGGCTACCTCACCCTCCGCAACAGGCTCTACGTATCGGAGACCCCCGGCACGTTGGGCCGGCCGGTGAGCCTACAAGCTCTGCCCCGCTATGAGGCGCTCCACGAGGAGTACACCTATCCCGTCCCGCTCCATGGGTTGGGCCTGGCCCTCCTCAAGACCCCCTTGGAGAACTGTGTGGACGGCACCCATGACGGTGTCAGCGTCTATGCCCCGGCCGTGGGCCTCATCCACAACATTGACCGGAACGAAGCCCAAATCAATGGAGAGTTCGAGCGGGGAAAAAGCCGCATCATCGTGTCGGATGACCTCCTCCGCAAAGGCCATGATGGGCGCCGCAGGTTGGTTGATGATATTTTTGTGGGCGGCGGCGATGAGAACCCGGAAGACCTCAAGCCCATCATCTTCTCCCCGGAACTCCGGGAAAAGAGCTTCCTGGCCCGCAAGCAGGAATACCTCCGCAATGCCGAGAACATCATCGGCCTCAAGCGGGGCCTGCTGTCTGAGGTGGAAGCCGCTGAGCGCACGGCGACAGAGGTCACCAGTTCCGCCGGCGACTACAACCTCACCATAATCGATTTTCAGTCCATGTGGGAGGTGGCGGTCAAGGAGACAGTCCTCATCTGCGGCATCCTCGGCCCCATGTACCGGGTCCCGGGCGCCCACGAGGTAGACCCGGATGGAATCTCCATCGATTGGGGCAACGGCATCCTTTATGACGAGGATAAGACCTGGAGCGATTACCTCAATATGGTATCCTCCGGTTTGCTCAAACCCGAAATTGCCCTGGGCTGGCGCTTCGGGGTGCCCGCGGAGACGGAGGGCGACCTGGCCGCAATTCGCAAGAAATACATGCCCACCTTGCAAGATGAGGCGGACGCCAGGGGAGAGGACGGATGAAAATTAACATTCCAGGCTCCCTCCCCGGCCTGAACAATCTGATTGAGGCAGAGCGTGCCCACCGGCAGCGAGGAGCCGCCCTTAAGAGGGACGCTCAGATGTTGGTAGAGTATGAGCTCTCCGGCCAGATAGACCGGCCCCTGCGAGAGCCCGTGACCATGCATTATACATGGGTGGAGCGGGACAGACGGCGGGACAAGGACAATATCAGCTCATTCGGGCGCAAGGTCATTCAGGACGCCCTGGTTGCCATGGGAGCCCTCCGCAATGACGGCTGGGCCAACATAGATGGCTTTACCGACAGTTTCTCTGTCGACCCGGACGACCCCCGCATCGAAATTGAGATAGAGGAGGCCCCGAAAAATGCTCACACCCGCACAAATCGAAGGCCTCCGCGAAGCCGCCGGAAGGCTGACTGACCCCATCACTGAGTACATCATCCGGGATGTAGCCAGGCGGGTATCCAAGGCCGGCAAGATGACCTCTACGGCCGCCTACCAGCTCTGGAGGGCCCGGGAGATGGGCGCCGCCATGGAGGAGCTGGAGGCCTTCCTACAAGAACAGCTAGGCCTCACTCAGCAGGAGGTTAAGGGGCTGTTCCAGCAGGCCGCACAACACGGCTACGACTTGGACGTTAAGCGTCTCGGAGCTACCACAGCTCCGGCCTTTGAGCAGAATCTGGCCCTCCAGCAGATTGTGGAGGCCTCTGTGGAGCTCGCAGGGCCTCAGCTGCTGAACATCGTCCAGACCAAGGCCCTCGGGTTCGTCTGCCCTGATGGGCAGGTCATGGCCCTGGAGAACGCCTATTACCGCACCCTGGACGTTGCCTACTCCCTGACCGCCTCCGGCGCCTGCGACTACAACACGGCCGTCAGGCGGGCCTGCGATGGCCTCTGTTCTGGCGGTATCAAGACGGTTACCTACCAAAGCGGCCAGACGGCCACGCTGGAAGCGGCAGTCAGGCGGTGCGTCATGGGCGGCCTGGGCCTGATGCAGGAACAGATCCCTTATGAGTAAGTTAGAGCGGTTAACGTTCCGCACAGACCTGCCAGATGGCAAGTATGCAATCCGCTCTCCGATTGACATCCGCTACTGCTCTTTCATCAGGGATGGTATGGTCGAAATGTTCAGCACACTCCCTGATATTTCAGGGCTTACACTGAACGACGGCTACAAAAGAATCACCATTACCGGCAACCCCTGTGCCACCGACGGTACTCTGACCGACGAGGACAAGGCCATCGCAATTGGCAAGGGCTGGACGATTGTTATCTGATTCCAAGGAGGGATTTTGATGAAAACCACGAAGATTACGCTTACAAAACTGGTTGCCAGCGACGGCATGATGCTCACCGATGGACAGAGTTTCGGCAAGGAAATCTACATTGGGAAGGGCTCCGACCCGTCCGTCTGGCGGGAGGTCTCCGAGGCAGAGGCGTCCGAAATGCAGGCGGCTTTGGAGACCCAGAGGGTTACTGAGGAGGGAACCTAAATGTACGTTGACATCGAGGTTATCAATGGCGCCGCGAAGCTGCTGGGTTCCCTTGTGGCGCTGGGTGGGGCCCTGATTGCCCTCTATAAATTCTGGGAGCGGGACAAGAAACAAAGCAGAATTATCAAGTCCATCCAGAGTGAGCAGACGCTCCTGTGCTACGGCATCAAGGCGTGTTTGCAGGGTCTGGCAGAGCAGGGCTGCAATGGCCCGGTGCATGAGGCGTTGGAAAAATTGGATAAGCACCTGAACCAGAAGGCCCATCAGGAGGTGCCGGAATGAGCGCCGCTGTTGCGGTGCTCCTGGTGGTCGCGGGGATGATTTTCGGGGCGTTGGCTATGGGAAAACGCTCACAGCCGGCCTCCAAAGCGAGGAAGAAAAGCAGCTGCGGTAAGCGGGTCACAGCATCCAAAATCATCGCCATCGGAGTGCTGTTTACGGACGCCACGGCCACCTATGCAGTGCTGTATCTGTGCTACCTCTCCATCACCCGGGACTACATGGGAGCCCTGCCGTACCTGTCCGCCCTGATAGCTTCTCTGCAAGCGGCCACGGGGTACGTGCTGGGGCATTATTATCGGAAGTCCGCCGCCGAGAACGCCAAAGGCGGCATTACATACGATGCAATTTTCGGGACTTCGGCAGACGAATCAGACGCTATTTGACAACAGGATAGGAGGAAATTATGAAGGATTTTGTTCAGATTTTGGCCCTGGCAATGCTGGTTTACATTGCGGCGACGTCGCTGCGGATGTATAAGCAGAACCTGCTGGAGATGGTCTCCGGGCTGGTCAACCGGGCCGAGGAAGCCATCCAGGGGAGCGGCATGGGGGCTGAGAAGAAGGCCATCGTCATCGCTCAGCTGGAGGCCGCCGGCATCCGGGTGACCGCATGGCTGAGCAACCAAATCGATGCCATTGTGGCCGCTCTTAACGCATCCGGTGCATGGCTGGCCACGCAGGCAAAGCAGGCCGCAAATGGTTTGGGCGCTGATGATTCCGGTGCGAAAAAGCCTGCCGAAAAGACCGGTGGCGGCAACGTATGACCGAGAAAATCATCTGGGATTGCCTCAAGGCCCAGGGCCTGTCGGACTACGGTACGGCAGGCCTGATGGGCAATCTCAAGGCTGAGAGTGGGCCAAATCCCACCAACCTCCAGAACAGTTTCGAGCGTAAACTGGGGTACACAGACGCTTCCTATACGGCCGCCGTGGACAACGGGACATACACAAATTTCGTTCATGACGGTGCAGGCTATGGCTTGGCTCAGTGGACGTACTGGAGCCGGAAACAGGGCCTGCTGGACTATGCCAGGACCGCCGGTAAGTCCATCGGGGACACCAAAATGCAGGTGGGCTACCTGGTGTTCGAACTCAAAAAATACGGCCTGTGGGAGGCTCTGATGGCCGCCACATCTGTCAGGGAGGCATCGGATATCATCATGCTCCGGTATGAGAAACCGGCCAGCATCTATACCGCTGACCGGGAGAAATCGCTGGAGAAGCGGGCCGGTTTCGGGCAGGAGTACTACGAAAAATACGCTAAGAGAGGGGGAAATGAAGGTATGAAATACACAGCAGCAAACCCGCCCATGCAGTGCTTCATGCGGCAAAGCACCTGGTACAAAAGCGTGGGGGCTACGTCCATCCGTGGGGTGCTTTGGCACTCGACCGGGGCCAACAATCCTTACATCAGCCGGTATGTCCAGCCGGATGACAACGCCCCTGACCGGGACAAAATCATTGCAGTTTTGGGCCGGAACAAGTATGGGAACGACTGGAATCACCAGGCACTCAAGAAGGGTGTCCACGCCTTCATTGGCAAGCTGACCAACGGAGAAGTGTCCACTGTTCAGACCGGTCCCTGGAACAAAAAGGCCTGGGGTTGTGGACCCGGGAAGAAGGGTTCTTGCAACAGCGGCTGGATACAGTTCGAGATGTGCGAGGACGGTTTGGACGACCCAGATTACTTCCAGAAAGTGTACCGGGAGGCCGTCGAGTTGACCGCCTACCTGTGCAAAATCCATGGCCTGGACCCCCGGGGGACTGTTAATTTCTGCGGCGTCAAGACCCCGGTCATCCTCTGTCATCAGGACAGTTACCGGATAGGTTTGGGTGGCAATCATGGCGATGTCTATACCTGGTTCAACCAGTACGGCAAGACGATGGACGACGTTCGAAACGATGTGGCGGCCCTCTTGGAGGGGACCGGGGAGGGCAAGGAGGAAGACGGCATGACCAAGGCAGAGGTGCTTCAAATCATCAAGGAGTACGAGGCTCAGCGGGACGCTGCGAGGGCTCAGGCGGGGCCTTCCGACTGGAGTAAGGCGGCCCGGGCCTGGGCGGAGAGCAACGGTATCATCTCCGGGACGGGCGCCGGTATGCAGTACAAGGCGACCTGCACCCGGGAGCAAGTGGTGCAGCTTCTGTATCGGGCAGCTCACTTGCTAGAGCGGAAGTAAACAAAAAAATCTCCCTGGCCACGGAAATTTTTCCGATAGCCGGGGAGATTTTTTTGTTTTGATAGACTTACAACGGTGTAAATAGAGAGAAACGTGTACTTTTGCGTGTACCTGGACAAAAGAGAAACCCTTGCACCTGTTGCGGCACAAGGGTTTCATCTGGAGCAGGTGAAGGGAATCGAACCCTCGTGTTCAGCTTGGGAAGCTGACATTCTGCCATTGAACTACACCTGCGTATCACGATTGAATTAACTGTTTGGACATTATATCATAGCTGAAAATAATTTGCAAGAGGAATTTGAGAAATTTTACGGCGGATGTTGTAGGAGTATTACCTTCGATGAAAAATTAGGAAAAGCGGGGAAAGCGTGGTATAATAGAGAGCATGGAGTATAGACTTAAGGAAAGTAGGGAGAGAAGGACTCAAGGAGACACGCAGGCAGGTCGTACGGCTCAAGAAAATGAGGAAAACGGGAAAAGAAATTGAGGAATTAACCGGAGTACGGCAGAATCGCGCCAGCGAAATGAGAATCTTGGGATTGCCGGTAAGCTGTGGACGTTAGGGCGAATGCGGCGGTACACATCCCTCCCCCCTTTGACAAGGGGGGCTTTTGAATTCTAACCTGAAAAATTTTTCTGTCCCCTGAGATTTTAGCCTGCGCTCATGGATATTACATAGTGAAAGGCCTTTCAAGAACAGATTTCCAAGGAGGTGAGCGGCGATGACGGACGAGGCATTCGCCCGGGCGGCCCGGACCTACGGGGACACCATCTACCGGGTGGCGTACCACGCGCTGAGCAGCCCCCACGACGCCGAGGACGTGATGCAGACGGTGCTTTTACGGCTGTACGAGCACAAGAAGGACTTCGAGAGCGAGGAGCACATGAAGCACTGGATTCTGCGGGTGGCGGTGAACGAGAGTCGCCGCGTGCTGCGCTCCTTCTGGCGGCGGACCGCTGTACCCATGGAGGAGTGGCGGGAGACCGCCGCCCCGGAGGACCCCGCCCGGGCCGAGGTGCTGGAGGCGGTGATGGCTCTGGAGCCCAAATACCGTTTGGCCGTCTATCTCTACTACTACGAGGGGCTGAGCGTGGCCGAGACCGCCGCCGCCATGAAGGCCAACGTGTCCACAGTGCAGACCTGGCTGCTCCGGGCCCGGGCCCGGCTGCGGAAGGAGCTGTCTGAGGAGAAGAAGGAGGAATCTGTCTATGTTCGACCCGAAATTATACCGTGA